CGTCGCTTTCTTGCCGCCGACGGTCTCGGCGTCGGCCGCGACGACCTTGAGCGTGGACTGGTTCGTGCGGTGCGTGATCGTGCGGACGTGCTCCTGCACGAGGAACAGCTGCTGCAACTCCTCGTCCTCGCGGACCATATCGCGGGCCGGGTTGAACGAGTTGTTGGCAATCTCGACGGTAGGCGCGAGCACGAGGAACTCGGCCGAGTCGCGCCAGTTGCGGATCAGCGCCGTGAGCATGATCCCCGCGGCCGTCGACGACTTGCTGTTTTTCTTCGCGACGAGCAGCAAGGCTTCCATGATTTGCCGGCGGCCCGCGTCCGGATCGTAGGAACCGAACAGCGCGTCGACAAAGTCGAGGATCCACGGCCGGCAGATTTCGCCGAGGGTCGGCTTGCCGACGACGTCGACCATACGCAAGGACTTGAACACGTCGAGCGCGGCCGCGGCCTCGCCCGCGAACAGCGGGCCGAACGGGATGAGCGGCTCGCCCGTGACGATGCGGCGCTCCCAGTCGGGGCACGCGGTCGAAAAGTCCGGCGGGATCACTTGGAGCTTCCACCGTCGGCGGCGGTGCGGGCTCGAGCCCCTACCGCCGGCCGTGACGTTGCCAGCTCGCGGGGCACGACACGGAGGAACCGCGCGAGCTCGAGGAGGTCGCACGGCGCCAGGGTGTAGTTGTGCACGTCCTCGAGAACGAAACAGCCGTCGTCCTCGTCCCACTTCACCTCGGCGGCCCACGAGGTTTCGCCGTCCTTGCCCTCGACGTAGACCGAGAACGACTCGATGACGAACGCGAGGGGCTCGGTTCGCTCGCCCTCCCGGGGCGCCGGCAGCAACGCCGCCGAAGCCGGTAGCGGATCCCGCTTGCTGGTCATGCGGCGGCCCTCGGGAATTCGTCGTGCTGGCGCCCGTCGAGGAGCCGGCCGGCGGATTTCTTGCCGATCCGGACGACCGTGGCCGTGGCGTTCGTGCCGTCGCGCTCGTCGACGCCATCCGGTCGGAGGTGCCGGAACCGCGACCCGTAATTACCCGCAACGGCGCGAGGCGAGTCGGCGAGGTGGCTGTCGCGGGCGTTCTCGTACGGCGCCCACTCGCCCCACTGTTTGAACAGAAAAGCCGTGCGATGCTCGGCGCATTGCGCGCGGATCGCGCGCGCCCAGTCGGGATGCATGGGCCGCGCGCCGGGGCCGGACTCACCGCCCGCAATTACCCAATCGAGCCGCGCGCCGAAGTCGCCGCCGTGGCCGTTCGAGCGGAATCCGGTCAGCGGGTTGTCGTAGTACACGTAGCCCTCGGACCCTTCGCGGCGCGAGAGGTCCAGGCGCAGCGGCCCGAGGAGCGGCTCGGCCGAGACGAACCGCACCGCGGCCGGCGTTGCGAGCAGCTTGGGTACGTCGCGGTCGTACGCGGCTTGCGTGCCGGCGGTGATCCCGAGCCATATGTTCGGGCGGACCGTGTACGAATGCCGGCCGCGGGCCAGCCGCGCGGCGGTCATCATGCCGTTCGCGTTGCCGATGCGCTTCGTGAGCAGGAGCCAGTCAAGTTCCGGCGTGTCGTCGATCAGCGCGAACAGATCGGCGCGCCACTCGGGGTCGGCCTTGTTGTCGAACACGTCGGCGAGCGACGCGCAGAACACGCGCGGGCGGCGCCCCAGCTCGGCGGGCAGCGTGCGCGCCCACTTGAGCGGCGCCCGCCAGTACGCGGCCGCGGTGCGGCGGCGCTCGCCCTTCCACAGTTCGGGCTCGCCGACGCGGCGCGCGCGGGATTCGGCGTAGCAATGGTCACACTCGGGCGCGATCTTTTCGCAGCCGATCCACGGGTTGAACGTGGCGTCGGTCCACTCGATGCGGGATTCGCGGGCCATGGTTGCGGGTCCTCGGTTGCGGTTACGTGAACAGTCCCTGCTGCGCGTCGTACGTCGCCTCGCGGGCGGTGTGCGCGCTGCGCCGATACTCGGCGAACGTGGCGTACTTCCAGACGCGGCGGTTCGCCCACCGCGCGACGTCGAGGAGTTGCCGGCGGGTCCAGCCGTTGCGCTCGTCGGGCACGCGCTCGAGGGCGTTGAGCTTGACGAACGGCTGCACGTGCGGCTCGCCGCCCCACTCGAGCACCTCGGCTATGCGCTGCATGCAAACGTCGAACGGTTCGTTGCCGATCAGGACGTACACGCGTTTCAGCTTGGGCCGGATGCCCTCGAGCATGCGCATAACCTCGCGGACGTACCCGCGCTCGGCGAGGTCGTCGTACGCGAAGCGCCACGGGCCGCGATTGATCGTGCGCCAGAGCTCGAACACGCGGCCGTCGAACGTGCGCGGCTCAAAGCCCGAGTTGGCGTCGAGCAGCGGAACGTTGGCCGCGCGGTAGCGTTCGACGATGTGCTGCTGGTACTCGAACGGCAGCCCGGACAGGTTGTTGTCGCAAAGGATCGGGCGCACGGGGAAGTCGGGCAGCAACGTGAACGCGCGGCCCTCCATTTTCGGCACGATGCAAAACCAGCAACCGACCGGGCAGCCGCGGCTCGCGACGGTGGCGTCCGGATTGTGGAAGCGGACCGCGTCGGGGATCGCGCCGCCGAGCTCGTCGACGTCGTCGGCCAGGAATTTCTTGCGCACCGTCGTCGCCGGGCCGCCGGCCACGACGCGATAGCCGAGCGCGCGGTACCAGCGCGCGCGGTCCTGCGCCTCGGGCAATTTCCACGTGAACGCGACCGAAAGGTACGCGGTCCGCGTTTCCTCGTCGGTCCACTCCGCCAAGCCACCGATCCAGCCCGGGCGGGCCGTCACGGGCGGAACCCGGGCGGGCATTCGTGCGGCTCGAGGGTCTCGCGCTCGTCCGGCCACGGGAGCCCGCACCGCCGGCAGTCGCCATCGTCGTCGGGCCCCACCGTCGCGGACGGCGGTGGCAGCTCGAGCACGCGCGCGGCGAACGAGCACGCGCGCTGCGGGCCGGCGCCGCGGACCCCGTCCCACGCGTCGGGGAAGTCGGGGCCGGATCCGCGCGTTGAGTCGTGGAACGAAACCTGGCCGACGTCGGGCAAGGTGACGTACAGGACCCACGGGTAGAACTCCTGCGCCGGGTCCTCGCGCCAGCCCCACCGAATGCCGAGCGCCTCGCCGTGCTCGCCGAGCACGCGGCAAAGGTTGCCCATGCTCCAGTGTTTCCGGTCGTACGCGCTGCCCTTGTACCCGAACCGCCGGTAGCCCTTCGCGCGCTCGGAACACTTCACGGCGCGCAGCACGTTGAGCGCGACGTCGCCGCGCGGCCCTCGAGCGGCGAGGAGTTCGTAGAGCGCGCGCGTGGCGTCGCCGTCGCTCCCGCGGTAGACGTGCATGATTTCGGCGAGCTTCATAGCGGCGGCGCGATCCCGGGCCGCATGCGCTGGTCGACGCCCGAGCGCGCGGCGTGCCAGTTCAAGCAAGCCGCCGCGGCCGTGATGATGTGGTGCAGCCGCTTCTCGCGGTGGCGCTCGATGAAACCGCCCGCGAGCTCGGCGGGGTCGCCGTCCGCGAAGTTGCCCGAGTGCACAGCCTTACCGGCGAGGTAGCCGACGAGAAATAGCCAGTCCGTGTCGTCCTTGCCCGCGTCGTGCTCCGTGCCCCACCGCTCGCGCTGATGCGCGGCTTCCGTGCGCACGGCCTCGAGGAATTCGGCCGTGTGCGGCGAGTTGATGAGCCCGTCGAGGCGCTCGAGTTCGTCGGCCGCGAACCCGAGGTCGGCGGCGGCGTTCTCGTGGCCGGCGCCGAGGCTGGCGGCGATCTCCCGCACGAGGCGGGCGTGGCTTTGCGTTGCGTTCACTTCGGTTGCTCCGTTGGCGGTGGCGTGGTTGCGGGTTTGCCGTTCACGGTCGCGAGCCGCGGCGCCTGGCCGGGCGCGAAGCGTCCGGAGCTCGCGACCTTGGCCGCGGCAGCGTTTCGCGCGGCTTTCTTGCCCTCGGCGGCCTCGAGGAGGCCTTTGGCGTCGGAATCGCGCCAGCCGCCCTTCGCTTTGAGGAAAAATATCCCGGCGACGACGTTCGGCTTCGTCGGGTCGGTGGCTTGCTTGTAGAGCGACAGCGCGACCGCGGCCACGGCCTTGCTCGCGGCGGTGTCGAGGTCGTCGCGGCAATACTTGCGCAACGTCTTGACCGTCACGCCCATAACGCGCGCGATCTCCGTGCCGACGAAACCCATGGCGGCCATCGTGCGAATTTGCTCGCGCTCCTTCCGGGTCGGCTTCCAGCGCGGGCGGCCTCGGCCTCGTCGTTTTCGCTTGCGCTTCGTCATGGCCTTTTTTTAGCGGGAAATTTTTTCCGGGAATGGG